AGCCTGACTGTCGTTTTTACAGCGCAGGCTCCTCAGAAGAACTTGGCAACGTAGATTACAGTCCGCAGGATATCGATCACCCGATTAAACCTAGGAGCCCATATGGAGCTTCTAAAGCTGCCGCCAGACACATGGTAAAAGTTTATCGCGAGTCATATGATTTGTATGCAGTTCACTCTATCCTATTTAACCATGAAGGTACAAGAAGAGGAGAAGAGTTCGTAACTAGAAAAATTACGAAAAAGGTTGCAGAAATAAAGTATGCATTAGATAATAATTTATCTTTTGAACCTCTTCAGCTAGGAAATATAGATTCAAAAAGAGACTGGAGCGACAGTATGGACTTTATGAGAGGCGTTTGGTTGATGATGAACCAAGATAAACCTAAAGATTATGTTTTATCAAGTAACGAAACGCATTCTGTAAGAGATTTTGTGCAAAGAGCTTTCACTCACGCAGATGTACCGGGCCTTTGGAGCGGTGAAGGTATGGACGAAAAATTTAGAGTTTTTCAAGAAAATACAGTCTTGGCCGAGATAAATGAAAAATTTTACAGGCCAGCAGAAGTAGACCTTTTACATGGTGACTCTACTCCTGCTAGAGAAGAACTTGGCTGGAAGCCTGAGATTTCATTTGACAAATTGGTAGAAAGTATGGTAGATAATGATTTAGCTATATGCCGAAAAGAAAAAAGCTAACTATCTACCAGTACATAATTGAAAAATTTATAGGTAATTCTAAAACTATCTGGTCGGATAGAGAGGCTACGAAAAGAGAAATAGCTACGGCAAAGAAGCTTCTTAAAGCTTATCCAGATAAAAAATTCTGGTTTAGAGCTTCAATACCGTTCGACAATCTGGAATCGCTGATTTGGTTCCTTTCCCCTAACGGTAAGCGATACTTAGTCGTTCAATGGGGTAAATATAAGCTTGACTTACGTCCAGAAAAGAAATACGATGTAGGAGACAAGAAGCTCGGTAGAGCAAAGAAAATCAAAAAGAAAAAAAATTTACTAGACTTTTTAAGAGATGGCAGCAAAGAAAAAAATTGACGCGTTAGACCCGATAGGTCAGATCAAACAATACCTCAAAGACCACAAGCATGAGCACTACAACTTTGAGACGGAGGCAAACTATACAGTTTCTAGCGGTAGCTTACTTTTAGATATCGCTATGGCAGGAGGGTTGAGACCTTCGATTATCCGTGCTAGTGGCATATCTGAGGGAGGCAAAACTTCTTGTTCGTTAGCTTTTGCTAGAAATTTTCAACAAACAGTAGACAACTCCATGGTTATCTATGTTAAGTCCGAAGGCAGACTTTCGCCAGAGATGATAGACAGGTCAGGTGTGGATACTTCCGAAGATAAGTGGTTTGTTTTTAAATCTAATATTTTTGAGACAGTTATTGGATTCATCACAAATCTAATCAAAGATAATCCTACCGAGAGAAAATACTTTTTTATCATAGACTCGATGGATTCTTTAATACCTTCTGGAGATATTGACCGTTCCTATGCAGAGGCTACCAAGGTTGCAGGAGGCGCAGTTTTAAGTTCTAACTTTCTTAAAAGAATGGCACTGCCTATTAGCACAAGAGGTCACATTTGTTTTATGATTTCTCAGGTTAGAAGCACAGTAAGTGTTAATCCTTATGACAAAGGCGACCCGAAGCTTACAAACGCCACAGGAGGCAATGCTTTGCTTCACTTTTCAGACTGGATATTTGAGTTTCAGAAGCGTCACAAAGCAGACCAGATAACGTCTAAAAACTCTAAAGATGGAAACCCTGACGGACACTGGTGCAAAATTATATTCAAGAAAACACCTAACGAAACAACCGGCGCAGAAATTAGATACCCGATTAGGTACGGCAGGACGGGCGGTAAAAGCGTTTGGATTGAGTATGAGATTTTTGATTCACTTTTAAAGTGGGGTTTTATTGAGAAAGCAGGCTCTTGGGTTACTATCAACAAAAAATTGATTGATGAACTCAAAGATAAGAAACTTGAGATTCCAGAGAAGATTCAAGGAGAAGATGCTTTCACTGCCTATTTAGAAGAGAATCCTAAGCTTACAGAATATCTGTTTGCTAAGTTAAAAGATACCCTCACCTTAGCTTAGGCTGTATACATTTTAAATATGCTACACAAAAATGTGTTTTACCAATGCTTTGTAACAGCCTAGGCGAGTGAGACTTTATAATATTAACGGAAAGCTTGTAAGCAAGAATGTAGTAAGATACAAGATTGATTGGGAAAAATCATGCAGATCAAAGATACAGTTCGAGGTGAAGAGTTTCTTCAAAGACCATTGGGAAAATCACATTTGTTACGAAGAGTTCCCTGTTTTTGGCACAAGAATGAAAGTCGATCTGATAAATTTTACTCGTAAGATAGCAGTAGAAGTTCAAGGTGATCAACACAATCAATACAATAAATTTTTCCATGGAGGGTCTAGAGACAAGTATCTGGCTTCCATAAAAAGAGATATGAAAAAAATAAGCTGGTTGGAGATGAACGAATTTAACGTTCTGGAAATAGAAACAAAAGATATAAAGAATCTTAGTAGATCTTATATTTTTGATACTTTTGGAGTTGAAATTTAATACTAGGTGTAATATAATATGATGAGTAAAGAAGTTCAATACGGCAGTATCCCGCAGGATCTTCTGGATAACATTAGCGAAATGTCTTATGGTGGTTATGTGTTATTTAGTTTTGACGAAAACGCGAAGCCACAAGTACACGCACAGATATCCGATGATTTAAATGCAATGTCGTTGCAGTATTTCGTTAAAAACTGGTCAGAAGCCATGGAAGAGATCTCTAGAGAAAGCTTTCTTGAGAATATAACTACCAGAATACAAAATAACTCAGAGGAAGAAGAAGGTTACGAAGATGAGTGATACAGACATTTCAAATTATTATCCCGACAAAAAAGAAACCCCTCTACCGGGATTAGAACCTCCTGCTTCATTGACAGCAGGTGAAGCTCCAGACTCTGCGCCAGCAGAACCAGAAGCCCCCGCGCCAGTAGAAGCTTTGGGCGTGGATGATTTAGGTATTGATTTGCCAGATATACCTTTACCAGATGATGAGCCCATTGAGGATAGCATCAAAGATACTTTTGAAGATGCTGCTTTTAATTTTGCTGTTGTTGGTGTTGGTCAAGGTGGCTCAAGGTTAGCAGAGTCTTTCTGGAACTTGGGTTACCGCAGGGTCGGGGTTATTAACACGGCCAAACAAGACCTTTCTTTAATAAATATACCAGAGCAGAACAAACTTTTGATTGGCGATGGAGGTGCTGGCAAGAATCCAGATGCAGCAGATGAAGTCTTCCGCACTCGTTATGAAGATATTTTAGACTTCCTTAAAAGGACTTTTGGCACAAGCTATGAAAGAGTTTTAGTTTGTGCTGGCGCAGGTGGCGGCACCGGAGCCGGTGGCGTAGCTAGAGTTATTGATATTTGCCACGACCTCAATCAATCTTTAGGTAAGGAAACTAAGGACACTGATGCTAAAGTAGGATGCATTCTAGCTTTGCCTACCAGAGCAGAAGGTATTAAGGTTCAAGATAACTCAAAGAAAACAATTACGAAAGTAATTGATGCCCAGAAAACTGGCGTGCTTTCACCTTTGGTAATACTTGACAATGAGAAGATTAAACAGTTATATCCTAAGCTGTCTGTAAATCAGTTCTGGAGTACGGCAAACAATAGTATCTGCTCTATCTTCCACTTGTTCAATAAGATATCTGCCAAAGAATCTGCATATACTACTTTTGACAAGGCAGATTTAGACACTATATTCTCTTCTGGTATCATTATGTTCGGCGCAACACCGATCAAGGACACCAGTGAGACAGGAATATCTTACGCAGTTAGGGATAATCTAAGAAAGAATATCTTAGCTGGCGTTGATGCCTCTACTGGCAACGTAGCTGCTTGCGTCATCATCGGAGACAAAAACTCTCTTGACAACATACCCCAGTCTAGTTTAGAACATGGGTTTGAGCAGCTTAGTCGCATGATGGGCGGAGGTTCCACAGTTCATCGTGGAATCTACACCGGTGCAAAGCAGGGTTTGGCAGTTTATACTGCGATAGGTGGCTTACAAGCTCCAGAAAACCTGTTTGACTACTTCTTCGAGGTAGATAGAAAATACAAATAGTAGATGTCACTATATAGCATTAAGCTTGAGAAGTATGTTTTAGGCGGGCTTCTCAAGACACCAGAGGTTTTGGCAGAGGTAGATTCTTATCTGTCTGTCGCAGATTTTTACAATGAAGTTCATCAATCAATCTACTCTGTAATTAGAAACTCTTACATCGCCAATGAAAAGATAGACAAAGTTTTAGTCTCTACCAAGATGATGAAGCTTGGTATTACAGCAAAAGACTCTGTTAATATACATGACTATCTAGAAGCAATAATATCTAGCGCGCCTAATTCAAAAGCTATTATTGATTATTGCAAAGAGTTAATATCTTTTAGGATTAGGAGAGAAATAATAGACACTACCGGCTCGATAGAAGAGTATATAAATAATACTGGCGAAGACAGCGTAGACGATATTATTTCAAAAGCAGATTCTTTATATTCTCAAAAGATTCTCTCTTACGAGCTTGATGATAATCCAGAAAATATTTTAGACAGCTTTTTGGATGAAGTAGAAGAGTCTGGTAAAAACCCGATAGATGATTCTGGATTACTAACTCCATACCCTGAGTTTAACAGATTGTTCGGAGGGCTAAGAGACGGAAACATATATGCCATAGTCTCAAGGCCAGCTCAAGGTAAAACTACTTTTATAAATGATATCTGCCTAAACACCTCCCTGCAAAACAATGTTCCTGCTTTAGTTCTAGACACGGAGATGTCTACAAAAGAAATAAAGTTTAGAATGGCGGCAGCACAAACGCAAGTTCCTCTTTGGTATCTTGAGACAGGCAATTGGCGCAAGAATGAAGAGATGTTTAAGAAGGTCAGGGACTACCAAGAAAACTTCAAAGGTAAGTATGACAATCATCAATATTTTCACTATCATGTGAGAAATAAAACGGTTGATGAAGTTTGCTCGATCATTCGTCGTTGGCACATGAAATATGTCGGCAGAGGTAATCCTTGTGTCATAGCTTACGATTACGTTAAGTTGACGGGCGAGAAGGTAGATAGGAACTGGGCAGAGCATCAAGCTATAGGCGAAAAGATAGACAAGCTCAAAAGAATATCAGAAGAGTTGTCTGCTCCTATTATTACTGCCATGCAGATGAATAGAGCTGGGGAAAGTCATAACAGGAATAGTCGTAATCTTGTAGATGATAGCTCTGCCATATCTTTATCGGACAGGCTTCAGTGGTTTGCAAGTTTTGTAGGTATTTTTCGCCGAAAGACTAATGACGAAATAGCTATGGACGGAGAACAGTTCGGGACGCATAAACTTTTACCGATTAAGACTAGATATCAAGGCAGAGATGCTGCTGGGCATATTGATTTAGTTCGCAGGCCAATCATAGAAGAACATAACGACACAGAAGTTCACAGAGAAGAATGGGTGCAGAACTATCTAAACTTCAATGTAGAAAACTTCTCTGTTCAGAGTAGAGGTTCTCTCCACAACATAGTAAATAATATTCGCCAGAGGTTTGATATAGCAGAAGAAAGAATCGCTGGCCACGGAGATACGCAGATATAAATGGCGGACGTTAGAGATGTACTATTAGACTTGGGTTATAAAATTC